AAAGAGGGTTCTCCTGCGCGCATCCCAGCGATGTCTAAGGGAAACGCTTTGAATGTCCCTGATGTGACTCAGAAGCGAAGCCTAGACATATTTGAAGAATACTACCAAAGGAGATAACCTATGGCTAACCTAACTCTTAGTGACTATCTTGCCAGCCCAAAACCGCTGGTACAGGGTGTTGCCAAGGCGTTGATGGAAGAGTCGCAGTTTATGAGCGTGCTGCCGTTTGAGGATGTTGGTGCGTTGTCCGTCAAGGTGGTGCGTGAAGGTGGCCTTCCTAGTATTTCCTGGCGCCAGATTGGCTCGGCTCACGGCTCGAACAAGGCGGCTAAGCCAGATGAAGTCCAGGAAATGGCGTTTTCGTTCGGTAACTATATCGACGTTGATAAGGTTTACGTGAACGACCGCTCGCCACGTCTGTACGACCCCCGTGCTTATCAAATCAACCAGACCGTCAAGGCCATGGCCCGCGAGTTCAATGACGCGGCTATCAATGGCACGCCCGACCTTTCTAAACCGACCGGCCTGTGGTACCGCGTTGTCAATGACCTGGGCGCCTCCCAAAATATCGATGCTGGCTCTGGAAGTGGCCTTGATATCAGTCCAGATGCGACCAGCTTGAGTACCAATATCCAGACTTTTTTTGACAAGCTGGATAAGGCCATCTATGCCTGTGCCGATCATAAAGCGGATGCCATCCTATGCAACGACACCCTGTTGCAGCGCTATTGGTCAATCGCCAGACAGTCCGGTCTACTGAAAACTACCAGCGACAACCTGGGCCGTGAGTTCTACGAGTACAAGGGCGCGCGCTTTATCGACATGGGCTTCAAAATCAACGACACTTCCAAAATTATCGGCGATACCGAAACCACTAACGGCGCAGCCCTTACGGGTGGTTCGGCCACCTCGATCTATGTGGTCCGATTCGGGAAAGAGTACTTCACCGGATGGCAGGAATACGCCCTCGATGTGATTGAAAAGGGCGTGCTTGAAGATGGAGTGACCGAACGGACGATTATCGACTGGGTGGTCGGTTTGGCTTTGTCTCACCCGCGTAGCGTTACTCGGTTATACGGCATTATCGCCGCATAGAAAGGAGTTCAAGATGATCGACTCTGATTTGCTTCTGCGCCCATCTACTGCAGGTAACCTAACTGCGGATGAATTGACCCCAGCCAGTGTTGACTTCGGCGGGCCAGACCTGGAAGCACAAACTTACATGGTGCACGTTCCCAGCGCGTCCGGCACTAGCCCGACTCTGGATGTAAAGATTCAGGAAAGCGACAACGATTCAACCTGGCGAGATTTCTTGGCTTTCGAACAGATCTCCGCCGCTGGTCAGTACTTCGCGACCGGAAAGAGCAATGCTCGTTATCGGCGTTACGTTGCCGATGTGGGCGGGTCTAGTCCGAACTTTGGAGCGGTGGTCATTGCTCCGGTGCCAGCGGGGCGGTATAAGAAGTGGTAGGTGAAATAGCCCCGCCTTAAACAGGCGGGGCTTCCTTAGGCCGTGAAGGTTTATTACTCTGTCTTACTCGAACGCTACCTGCCAGACATTGCTGTCAATGCCTTGTTGGATGTGGCGGCTTATGCCGGAGTATATGGTGCGATACGTATTGAAACACCCTATTCTCGAACTGACCAGAAGCGGCAAGTAATCTGCGAAAAATTCATGGAGGTAAGCAATGGAGCGGATGATGTGTTGGTGATGCTTGACAACGACCATGTCCACCCAAAAGATATTATTGGCCGCCTGGTGCGCTTTCCTCCTGAATTTGGTGTTGTGGCTGCGCTGGCCTATTTGCGTGGAAAGCCGTACAACCCGATCTTTTACACTCGTATCAATGGTAATTTGCATATTGCCGAAAGCTTTGAGCGGGTTGGGCTAATCAAAACCACTATTGCCGCCCCATGTGCAGTGGCTATCCGCCGTTGGGTATTGCAAAAATTGCGAGATGCAGGAGAAAAAAGCTGGTGGAAGTACATCTACGACGACCCACAACGCCCATGGTGGGGCGAGGATATGTATTTTGGTGAGTTGTGCGAGAAGTACGGCATTGCCCATTATGTTGACCTTGAAACTGTCGTCCCGCATCTAACCCATCGCCAGATTGGCCCAGAGGACTGGGAACGCGAAAAGGAAAAAGACAATGAGCAATAAAGAAGCTGAAAGCAGACCAGATAAATTACCGCGCGCTCGCTCTTTTCTGTCGGTGAACTCCATTCCAAAACTGCGATTCGTGGATAAGGCTGGACGTGTATTTGCCCTAGACGTGGGCAGAGTGAGTGGCGAGTACATTCTACGCGAGGTAAACGGTGAATCTGCAACCATCTGATATCAATGGCTATTACTGCCCAGACGATCCAATGAAACGATTGTCCGTTAATGATCAAGAGGCAAAACTAATTAGCAGCCTTGTTAATCAGATGTTTGTGCTCGAGATTGGCACGGGGCTTGGCGTATCTACCAGGGC